GTGTGGAGCTTGAGATAGGTAGCAGAAGCCGAGTATGCAGAACCCGAACCATCCAAGGTATCGAGTAACTCGTTTTCTAGAAAGTTTGAAATTGTCATGATTGATACCTTTTTGCTAGGGGCCGGTTAATACCGCTTCCCAATAGAATACACCTAAGGAGTAAATTCTATTTGAACAGTTAAGTCGCTTCCTGGATTGAGTGAACCAATAGTGTCAACATCAACCGTGATATAGTCTCCAGTCGTAAGCTCCCTGATATTTGGCGTAGATGTTGACACAAGTGTTTGACCAGCAAAGATTTTTGGTCTGTTTGCTTGTGTTGTGAAAACAGTTGTTCCATTTTTGTTCACATCTATGGTTATGTCTGCGCCAGTGGGGGCTGTACCAACTGACGCTCTTACGTTTCCGAGCGTGATTGGCCCAGGAATGTAGAATTTTGCCCGACCAGTTCCTACGCTCAGGGTCCCTGGAACAGTGAAAATCTGCACTTGGTAAGTGAACTGCTGAACGCCGGGAGCGCGGGTAGTTGTTATTAGAACCCTGTTGGGTGTTTCCGTCGTAATTACTTGGACCACATTTTGGGTCATCGCGTTACCTCTGGGGAAAGAATGAATTGGCCTTGCAGTATTCTGTCCACTTCATTTGTGGGTGAAATTATCTCAATGTCATATACTCCAGATGTCAATATTGTCCTTGTGTCCTCAGCCCTAATGAACAGTGTGATAGTGCCATCTGTAGGGTTTGGGTTCCCCAGGGTAATTCTGTAACTTGAAAGGTTTTCTGTATTTAGTGTTGCCATTGCTGTTGCTGAGTCAACGTATTTTCTGACCTGCATTCTCGCTGTGTAGCCAGTAAGGTCCCAAATTAAAAATTCAGGACAGACTGAAGCTCCATTGCAGCCGTTTACATAATCTGGGTTTGTGTATTGCAGAGTTAGCTGAAGGTCAAAAGTAGACCCCTGCTGACAAGTCATTGCATATGTTCCAGCGACCATTGACATGGTTCTCCTCCAATCATCAACCAAGAAGATTGTAGATGAACAAATCTCTATGGAAGCGTAGTTTTACCTACAGAACCGAAACTGAGTCCTTATTTGACCCAACTTTCTTGAGGCCCATGCTCATGGCAATTGAGGCCGCAACAGCAGTCACGCCAATTTTGAGATTTGCTGAATCAGTGAGTGCGTCGAAGTCAGAACCAGAAGCCACCCAGGCACCAAGAAATGCGGTGACGAATGTCTTTACTGCTTGCTCAACTGCTTGCTTGATAAATGATGCGTTCATTTTCTCTCCTGTTTGTAATCGATTAAGTAGAAGCATGAATATTTTATCACAATACGTTTTTACAAAAACACTTGAAAGCCAACTGGAGTAAAACAATATAAGATTTTCGTAAATTATGAAGAAGCAACACAAACCAACAATTGGCTTCATGACTCATGACTGGGCATGGGGGACGGAGCCACTTGAGCCAAATGGATGCTGTTACTACAGATGCACCCTTCCTTCCAATGAACTGAACAAGCGTGGGTGGTTTACTGCTGTCGGATTCCCTGGTTATGGCGCAGATAAAGGATTTGGGATGTTGATGTCAGACGGTAGGTCTGTTCATGGTTGGGACATAATCGTTTTTAAACTACTCATGCAACGAGAAGTGTTGGAAAAAATGCCGCTCGCTCAAGCAATGGGGCAAAAATTGGTAGTTGATGTCGACGACTGGTTTGATGGTCTTGCCGAGACAAATAGAGCATTTCAAGCAACAGACCCCAAAAAGAATCCGGACAACAACAGGGATATTTACGCACAAATAATAATGCAGGCGGATGCCGTTATTACATCAACGCCATTTCTATTTGATTACTACGCAAAAAAACGCGATAACGTTTTTATGGTAAGAAATGGAATCGATTCAGATAGGTATAATAAACGCTCAGTTAGATACCTTAAAAAATCAAATATTGGATGGGTTGGTGCTACCCACTGGCGCTCCAATGACTTAGAGCAGCTTTCTGGTTTCATGGATGATTATTTAAAATCACGAAATACAAAGTTCCATCATTCTGGACACTCACCATCTGCGCCATCAGTACACGACTTACTAAAGATTGATAAAACAAGATTTACACATTCACCAATGGCGCCAATATCGGCATACCCACGCCTTTTTTCCAATATGGATATCGGGACAATTCCACTAAACAACATACAGTTCAATCACGCAAAATCATTCATAAAAGGACTCGAATACGCTGCCGCAGGGGTCCCATTTATAACCTCATACTCTCCAGAATACGAATTCCTGGTCAGTCAGGGAATTGGAAGAATGGCAAAAACTGATGAAGAATGGGTTTACCACCTAGACGAATTAATGAATCATCAAATGCGCATTGATGAAATGAATGAAAACAGAGAATTGTTAAAAAAATTTGACATGAACGCCAGAGGGGATGACTGGGATGCAACAATGCGCGTCATCTTGGAAAAAATTTAGGTGATTCATGAAAGACATTTCTTTTACATTTGGAATAATTACTGTATACGAAGATAAAAATCGATTAGATGAAATTATAAAAAGCATCCGTGATTTAAAAATTCCCGAATACGAAATACTTTTTGTCGGTGGAGGGGATTCATCTGGAATCGAAGGGGATGACATTGTAAAGATTGACTTTGATGAGTCAATAAAGCCGCGATGGATTACTCGCAAAAAAAACATTCTTGCCCAGAATGCAAAATACGAAAATATAGTAATGATGCACGACTACCACATATTCGACTCGAAATGGTATGAAGAATTTAAGTCATTTGGGGAAGACTGGGAAATATGTTCATGCCCTCAATATTTGATTACTGGGGAAAGAAACCCAATGGATTGGTCGCTATGGGATAAGCCAGGGCACGGGCGCGCCTGGTCGCTTGAATACAACGACTGGACACAAACTCAATACATGTATATATCCGGCGGTTTCTTTATGCTTAAGAAACACGTGATGGTTGAAGAGCCACTTGACGAATCGCGTGGGTGGAACGAGGAAGAGGACGTCGAGTGGTCCATGCGCGTTCGGAATAAATACGTAATGAAGTGCAATGGGAAAAGCATTGTCCGTCACAACAAGTGGCATAGACACGCAGGGCCTAATCCAAATGAAAAGTAACTTTCTTGTCATCTTTGACCTTGATGGGGTTTTGATTGAGTCACGCGACGTTCATTATGATTCACTGAATATTGCCCTAAGCAGAGTTGATGTTAAATACGTAATTTCGCAAGAAGAACACCTGTCCAAATATGACGGCCTTGGGACAACTACAAAGCTAAAGATGTTGACCGAAGAAAAAGGCCTTCCAGAATCAAAACATCAACAAATCTGGGAAGACAAACAAAAAGCCACTCTAAAAATACTTTCAGATTTCCCTAAGAACTACGTAGCAATTGACATAATGCAGACCCTGAAGGAAAAGGGCTGGCGTATTGCTGTTGCCTCAAACGCCATAAGAGACACGGTCATAACCGCCCTGGATGCAATTGGGGTTCTCAAATACGTCAGTTACATAATGAGCAACGAGGACGTGAGAAATCACAAGCCACACCCAGAAATGTACTGGCAATGCATGGTCTCCCTTGATGCAAGTCCTGCAAATACTATAATTATTGAGGATTCTCATATCGGTAGAGAAGGTGCGCTTAGTTCTGGCGCAAACCTTCATGCAATAAAAAATGCCGCAGACCTTAATAAACAACGGTTAATGCGTTTTGTTGATGAAATAGAAAATAGAGGCAAAAAGCCTGTTGCTTGGAGGAATGAAAAAATGAATGTTTTGATACCAATGGCAGGAGCCGGCTCTAGATTTGCGCAAGCTGGCTACACATTTCCGAAGCCTCTAATTGAAGTCAACGGTAAACCAATGATTCAGGTAGTCGTCGAGAATCTAAACATAGACGCTCATTTTATTTTTCTTGTACAAAAAGAGCACTACGAGAAATACAACTTGAAACAGGTTTTAGGACTCATCAAGCCAGGGTGTGACATCGTTCTGGTTGACGGAATGACAGAGGGCGCCGCATGCACGACCCTACTTGCGTCTGGACTAATAGATAACGATGAACCATTACTGATGGCCAACTCTGACCAGATAGTCGATTGGAATAGCAACGAGTGTTTGTACGCATTTGGTGCGGAAGGCGTTGATGGTGGAATCCTCACATTCAAGGCCACCCACCCAAAGTGGTCATACGCGAAGCTAGGGGATGATGGCCTGGTGGATGAAGTTGCAGAAAAAAACCCAATTTCAGATAATGCAACTGTAGGTATTTACTACTGGAAACATGGTTCTGATTATGTCAAATATGCAAATCAAATGATTGAAAAAGACATTAGAACCAATAATGAGTTTTATGTCTGCCCAGTATTTAATGAAGCCATTCAGGATGGCAAAAAGATTCGAATTAAAGAAGTCCCTAAAATGTGGGGAATTGGAACGCCGGAAGACCTGAATTACTACTTGGAGAACAACAAATGAGCAAGAACAAAAAAGATTATCTAGATATGCAGAATTCTTATTACGACGAATATGCATCGAAGTGGTCGCTGGATTTTAGGGACCCAGTTGTCGGCTCGTATGACGCTCATAACAACTGGTCGGATTATGACAATTTTTTATTCAAGGACTTTGACACTAATGGTCTTATCGCTCTTGAGTACGGATGTGGCCCTGGACGAAACTTGGTCAAGTTTGCAGACAGGTTTGCTCGAGTTGACGGAATTGATATATCTGATGTAAATATAGAAAAAGCCAGAATCAATACAAAAGCAAACAATATTTCAGAGCCACACTTATATGTTACGAGTGGAGATAATCTTTCAGCTATTGCTGATGAATCATACGATGTTGTATTCGCAGTTATATGTTTCCAACACATTTGTGTCCACGAAATTAGATTCAACATCTTGAAGGACATATTCAGAGTTCTAAAGCCGGGCGGCAAGTTGTGTTTCCAGATGGGATACGGCGGAAAGGGTGAAATTCCAACTGCTGATTACTACGACAACAACTATGACGCCGGAAGCACAAACGGACACTCTGACGTAAGCGTGAAGGATGAGCAATCACTTGTTGACGACCTAATAGGGGAAATTGGTTTTACAAACTATAAATCAGACATACGTGACACAGGACCTGGTGATAATCACAAAAACTGGATATGGGTTCAGGTGGAAAAATGATTTATATATCTCACAGGGGCAACCTGCACGGACCCAAACCAGAACTTGAAAATAATCCAAAATACATAGAAGAAGCAATTGAGCGTGGGTTTGATGTTGAGGTTGACTTGTGGGTTAATGAATTTGGAACTTCCCTAGGGCATGACGGTCCGCAATATTCAGTTCCACATCAATGGCTCATTGATAGAACTGACCAAATATGGATTCATTGCAAAAATGCAGAAGCATTAGCTTTTTCCATGCAAAATGATTTGCATTGTTTCTTCCATAACACGGACGACTATACGATTACCAGCAGGGGTTATGTTTGGGCATTTCCTGGGAAAAAAGCAAGTTCAAAGAAATGCATAAAGGTGCTTCCAGAAACATCTTGGTGGGAGATGGATTCTGACTGGAAAATTCAATACTCCGGTGTTTGTTCAGATTTTGTTGCAGAGTTAAACAAACCTAAATACAAACTTTCCGAATCACCAGTACTGAAGCCAATTGATTACGAAAAACATTTTGTTATCGGTACTCCATTGGTTGCATGGAAGTGTGATGCCAAAGAGCACATGAACTGGATGGCCGATAGAGCAGAGATTTGTAGGAAGTTCCCAAACGTTAAATGGTTTGCTTCATTTGAATTAGACAACCGAGGAATAGAACCTTTCCATGAAGTGATTGAAGCACTAAAAGAAGTCAATGGAGATTACTGGACATATTCGATAAATGACATGCAAAAAAAAGTTGATTCCGGCAATAGATGGATTCGCATAGAGACTGGAAGAAACCTAATTAGGGAATTTGCTCAAAGAAACAGAATAACAAGTGGTCACCATTGGGGTGAAGACTGCACCGAATTGAACTATGGAGTTGCAAATTACTCAGCAGTTCTGTATATAGATTCGGACATGTCACTTGATTCAGTAGCTATTGAAAAAATGCTTGAAGTGAACAGGCCACTTGTAGGAATAGATGTTCCTGCATATTGCCTATCGGGTCCAATTGTTCATGAAAATCCAAGAATAGAAGAGCATTGGACGACTGCGGGAGCTCTTTTGGTCAATGCTCCAGCCTTCTACGACCTTCCTTGGTCACACAACTCTTACCTGAATCTCAGCGATGACCCAACATTCCAGTCAATGGCGGAGAGACTGTTGCGCAGAGAAGGAACAGAGAACCTTGAATCAACCTATGGTATGACATGGGTTAGAAAAGACGGAGAAGCAAAGCATCACGGAAGACTTGAGCCAGTAGAAAAAAGAAAGATAGCAGATAGAGATATTTAGATTATTTTCCTAAATACTCATCTATGTCTTTACTGATTGAATCAAGAGAAAAGTCAATACCGTTTCTTTGTTCTTTTGTGGGCCAACTTGAATGTTGGCCTTTGGGTGTTGTTTGCTGATTCTCTTGCGGTGTAATAACTGGATTCCAGTCACGTTTCCCATTTTCTTGATATTTTTCTTGCACCCAGGGAAAAGTTGCACCTATCTGGTCCCTTTCACCGAGAAGGAAGCCATTTGCATATCTTTTAATTTTTGTTCCAGTTCTGTCGATTAAGAACTTCTCAAAGTTTCCTCGAAGTGGTGGGAATGTTTTTTTATTTGTAATATCAATCGGCTCAACTTCTGACCAAGGCACTTCTTCTGAATGATACGGCAAACCATTTTCTGGGTTTATTTCAGCTTCGTATGCTCCTGTCAGATAGTGCCAGAGCGTGTGTTGCTCCTGCTCTTTGACAAGTCCAGGAACAAAACTCTTATCCCCTTTTCT